ATATTCTCCATAATTAAAAGATTTGTTACAATCCGCCCGCCTTGCGCAAGGTAGGCGGCGTATGGCTATATGCAGGCATGTTCTGCGTAGCTGGTAATAACGCGCATTGCCGTGCCGTTATTATCGCCGTCTTTTCTTTTTAAACTTTGTGCGAGGTAAACCCTCCTTTTATCAACTCAGCTAGTTTATTCGGGCTTAACGCCTTTTTCGGTGCTACGCCAAAAATTGCCTCATAACACCACTCACTACAATAATATCGACTTGGCTTTTGCTTAAACGGTAACACGCAACCAATTGCCCCGATAAAATCGTATTTTTTGCCACCGGTACGCTGAAAAAAGTCCACAATGTCTGAATATGTGTGCACTGGGATTAAATCCCACTTATCCGCAGGCAGATGCATAGTTTTTACACGTACACCACCATCACGAGGGCTTGATGAATAGCATTGGTAAACGTTCGCTCCTGTTTTGATTGCCACCTCGCAATGGCTGTAAGGTTTACCCGTAAACAAGCGGATAATTTTATCCACCCAGTTGCCACGGGCTTTGTACATCGCTAAATAGACCACTGCGCAATCTCCTTGGTAAGCTGTTCGACCTGTTCAATCGTAGTAGCAGCTATTAAAGCATCTTCGAATTTTTGTCGCTGACCAATAATCTCACCAATTACCGCTGCAAGCTGGTCTGATTTTTCAAGTACCTTTTGGGCCAATATATCAAACGGTACGCCTCGAATTTTTGATATTTGAGTGAGCATTGGAGTTTTTGCAGATTTATCGAGGCGCCAGGATAGAGCCTCTTGCTCTTGACGATAAAAACTATCAATTTCCGTTTGCGGATAACCAGTTAACAAGCTTGCATTTAATTGATCGGCTTTATGTGCAATTAAAGTAATTAACTCATTTTTTCTTGCGTGTAATAGGTCGGCTTCATCTGATTGTTCCAGCACCCAATGTCCATTGCTCAAATGATAATACTCATTCGGAGGGGGTTCGGAACTTTGATATACTGCTTGCCCATCTGACCACGCAAATGGCGTATCATCATGTAACTCACTCTCAAGAGCATAAAAACCTGTCGGTAAGTAGCTTGGTTTATCTTGTTGATTATATTCGGCATGGCCATATTGGTTGAATACAATGTACATATTTACCTCTCTAAATAATTACCCAACTATCGTTCTTACGCAATCTGACTGCCCCCGTCAGGGTGTCAATAATAATAGAGCCATTTTTGGCAGTTGGCGTGTATCCAATCCATGGAAGATTAGCACGATAAAAAATATCACCTTTACCAGGAATAACTGGGGTTGCTCCACTATTCAACCCATTATCATAGTCAAAATCCATAAAAATGTTATTATAAGTAATACGATCGTTGCTGCGAACAGCTGCCATCCCTCCACGTAGACTAACCCCTTTAAAACTAACGTTTGAAATTGACCCAGCTGAGGCAGCAGATGGATTCACATCTAGAAACACAATAGGAGCATTATTTTTGTGCTTAGCTTGATAGAGACCACCAATCACATTTAGCCCATCAATAATACCATCCTGACCTGGTTGGCCCGCATAAGTGCTAGCCACACAGCGGATTGATTGTCTGTTGGCATCTTGTACATTATTGCCATTTAGCACAACATCCGTTGCACCATCAATTTGGATACCATCAATGCAAGAATAGTCAGCATTAACAACCTTGTTAACTGAACAACCCTCTAGGACAACACCATCAACTAACGCCAGTAAATATGCGCTGAAGTTATCTAATCCCGATGCCACATTAACGTCTTGCACGTGACAGCCAATGAATTTGATATTTTTATGACGACTCACGCGTGAGGTTGCGCCTAAAACTTTAAAACCGCATCCACCACTAGAGCGCCCTCCATGGTTACCTGATCGCTCGGATATACAATCGGTGAATGTCACATCACGAATGCCTAATTGTCCTCCTAATCTGTAGCTATGTTCAGCGGCATCAGAAACGCGCCAATGAATAAAATGGAGATTGCGACAAGAATAGGCATTTAAAGTACTTTCAATAAGTAATCCATTTTGTCCTGGTGCTCCTTGAGCGTTAGGAGATTTTGTCGAGATATTCGCGAAATTAAATACACAATCTGCAACATCCCTTAAATAAACGCCTGTCCGATACGTGTCAACTTTGATATTGCCAAAAAATGACTGGTTAACATTGAAAATAGGCATCGCAGCATCATAATTTTTGATAGTAACATGTTGTAAATGTAGCTCAGTTAATGGTGTATCTAATGCCAAAGACTGGATATGTAAACCATAATCTGAGCCAGGTCTATCTGATGTAACCGATAGATCCTTAATATCCAGTCTACTGCCTGAGATACGGATGGCTCTATCAATCGCTGACCCAGGAGAGCTAAAGCGTAAATGACTAATTTGTGTATTACCGTATATAGTAATACCATAATCCTGACTAGCGGATAACTTCCGAAATTCCGAGTGATTAGCTTTTAAATTGGTATCTTGTGGTATGGTAATAGTTTGGATACCATATTTCCGTCCTCTGGATAGTTTTAATGACTTACCCACCGCAGCCTGCAGTGCTGCTTGTAATCTAGTTGTCTCATCTCGACCATCGCCTATTAAACCAAAATCATGATCGCACAATGATGTATATAATCTTTTCCAGCGGCCTCCATTATGCTCAACAACAAAACAAGTGCCACCGTCATCAGGTGTAATTAGGTCTTGTAAATCCGCAACAAACTCTCCACCACCTGTTGTGCCGCCTGCGTAGTAGGATTTAACTAAAATACGCTGACCATGTTCAGTTGGGCGGATAGTGCGGAGTTGTTCGATACTTTCGGCTTGACCAACAAAACGGAAGCCATCGGCTTTAGTAAGTTCTATGAAAGCATTTTTATTTTGCTCACCAACCTTCTCCATTTCGCCTTTTAAGAATAGCGTACGATTTGCTAAATGTTTTAAGGGTAAATTATCAACACCTGTTGGACCACCAAGTACAGGGTCGGTTTCTTTCAGCATATAAACGCCATCTTCCCAAACGGGTTGTTCTGGTAAAAAATCGTCTTTTGTTAAAGTCGTCATTTTATCCTCTCTTATGCCGCACCACGACTATAAGTGCCGTTGCGAGTTAATGTATTGTTGTGTAAAAAAGCGTATTTTCTAAAATCAAGTGCGACAAGTTCACTGCGAGCTGGAGCAAATCGTTCAATTGTTTGACGAGCAAATTTAGCTTCAGCATAAGTAATCACGTCATTAAGCAGAATACGATATTGTGCCCAACGGTTATCATCTCCATGGAAATAGATGCCATTACGAGTAATTGCCCCCTCGTGATATTGCTTAGCAAGACGTTCAATGATTTCTACATTACCTAGACCTAGTTTTTTGCAAATTTCTTTCACCGCCCAAGGTGTGCCTTTATGCTTATGTAGTTTTACTGCCGAACTAATCAAAGTGCGTTTTGACTTAATATCATCAGCTAACAAATAACCGTCATAACCTGTCACACTCCATTTTTCTGCCACCAGTTCGATATATTTTTCATCAAGCAAATCAATCAGCGAGGTCATAATTTGCGATTTGTCTAGTTGGTCGAGCCGATTAGCTAAATCTGCCAACGTGGTGAATTTCACATCTTGGCGAATAATGTCAGCGTAAATCAGCTTAGCCATGAGATTCTCCCACCACGTTTAAGGTAATGCTTTCACACACCGCCCATTCGTTTTCCAATACTTCAGTCAAATGTGGTTCAACAATTTCCACGTTATACACACCCGACACTTTCAGCGTTGCTGCAATGGTCAGTGGCACAATATCCACGCCCAAGGTAAAGGGATCTTTTGCCAGCAACTCTTGAATCGCCTTCAAAGCACGACTTTTGGTTTCGGTGGCATTGGCTGAGGTGTAAAGCTCAAGATTTGCCACGATGTTGTAACTGACTTTTTTCGCGGGCGAGACAATCACAGTATCATTAAGAGGTCGTCGTTTATCGCCACTTAAATAGGCTTTGATTTTGTCAATTAAGAGCGGTTGAGGTACGCCACGTTTGGTTAACACTGTCATTTCTACTGTGCCGGCTTTGGGGCGTTGTACGGCAACGTCATTGATAAATGGCGTCACGCTACGTGTGTGGTAGTTATAGGCTTCAAACGTACCACAGACAGTAAACGCTTCGGGCGCAAGTAAAATGCGTTTACGGTAATCATCATCACTTTCTTCTGCGACACCACCGTCAGTTACATCAATGTTGCTGACCGTGAGTGTGCCTTGATAATCAATCTGACTTTCGAGCGTTTTCACCCGTCCAGCCTCCCAACCATTGCCTGCTTCACCTGTAAGATTGGCCACTGCCACCACATCAACAAAGCTGGCGAATTTTGATATCACCGTTTCCGTTTTGGTTGAGAAGTAAAGCGTTTCTGTGGCGCGCACCATCGTGCCAGCAGGAATGACGATTTCATCGTGTTCGGTTTCTTCCACCCGAAAACGTAAGGTGGTTTCAGCCGGTTGCGCGGCAAGGCGAATACAGCCCATTTGCTCACCGCATAAATCCAAGGCTTGCCCTGTAGCGGTTTGCGGAAAGGTTTGGCGAAAAGCCTCGTTAATCCCTTTGCGCATCAATAATTCACGGTAGGCATATAAGTTAATAATTAGCCGTTCAATATGAGCAGGTTGCAAGGTTTTGCCTGTGCGCTCTTCATATTGGGCAATGCAATCAGCAAGGATTTTTGCCACATCTTCTTCAACAATTTGAATTTCTTCACGGTTTGCAATCATAGTTGATACTCCGTTGCATAAATTTGACGTGCAACATCTTCAGCCACGCACCATTTCACCGAAAAATGAAATTCAGGAGCTTCGCCGGTAATAATGACTTCTTGCACCACGACACGCTTTTCCCATTTATCAATCGCTGTAAAAACTTCGCGCACGATATTCGGAATCGCAATATCTTCAGGTTGGTCGATATAATCGAAATGGTCGGAACCAAAATCAGGACGAAGCACATCACTGCCTTTTCGGGTGGACAGAATATTCAGAATGCACTGATGTAAATCATCTTCGCCTTGAATGGTAGCGACATCAGTGGGGGCTAATTGCCAGTGGGTATGTTGAATAGCAGTTTTCATAGCCGTGAGTGTAACGGCTATGAATGGAGAGGGATTTTAAACTAATTTAAAGAATTACTGGGGTTTACCGGAAGTGTCTCGACCACCTTGGACGCCACTATGAACATGAGAACCAAGTGAAACAGAACCTTGTTTAACACTTGGCGCAGACACCTCTTTGCTTGAGGTAATGTTGCCACTAGCATGTAATTTGCCATTGATGGTGGTGTCGCCATTGATTTCGGTTTCGGCATTCACCACCGCCTTGCCTGCAGTAACCGTTACCGTACCTGAGGTTTTTACCACGACATCACCTGTTTTACGGTTGTGAGAAATTTCAGTCCCGTTACTGAATTTATGTAACCACATTTCACTATTTGTAACAGGCACAGGGTCAATTGCATTGTAAATTGCCCCTAAAACACAACCGCTTTCACCGCGTGCATCGAGCAAAATTGCCACCAACTCACCGAGATCAGGCAGGCAGTAAAATTGATTGCCGCCTGCGTTGGGGACAAGGTAAGCCAGCCACGCCGTTTCAAAATCCTCAAGAGCAGGAATGGTTGCTTTGATACGGTGTGTTTTCGGATCAACTTGGCTGACAATACCTTCCTGATAAGTTGCACCAAAATTATGCGTGGGTTGCTGCTTTCTCATCTTTTGGTAATTCCTCACTAAATTCAATCATTTTGATTTCAAGGTCGGTGGTGTAGCCTTGCCGTTTGTCCACCTTGTGGCGTGCCTGCTTGATTAAGTATTTACCGCTAAACATACCGACATTCGTCAGCCAAATGGTATTGCCGGCGACCAGTTTTGGGTTGCCAATCACGGTAATATTGCCCGCTTGTTGGTCATCATTTTCGGCAAGTGCGGCATCGGCTCGGGCGTTCATTTGTGCTTGGCTTTCACCACGGGTCACTATTTTTAAGGTATCAGCACTGCTGGCTGCCGCTTGTTTTTTCGTGGGGCGCTTTGTCTTGTGCTTTTTGGTCGATTTCAACGCCTTTTTCTCATTCTGGTTAAAGCCTGAGACTTCTACTTTTGAAACCGTGTCTTTAATGCGGTCGCGCAAGCGTAAATTTTTTACCTCACTATAATCAATCACCGCAACGGGCGTGCGTTCCTCAAGGCTTGCCATAGTGGTGAAAACCAGCGTTTGATTGACAATTTTAAAGCTGTAGTGGTATTCGTGCGCCAGCCGAGTTAAAAATTCCACGTCCCGTTCTTGGTATTGGGTAGCACGCTGAATCGGAATATCTGCTACCGTGCCTGTTACCTTGAGTTTCAACCGCTTTGCTACGGTTTTGACGATATTTGCCAGCGTGGTGTTTTCATAAGATTTCGGCTTAAGTGTTCGGTTGGCTTTGGTGACACCTGTGCTTAAGGCTTTAAGCGCAACGGCAGAACCACTATTAGGCGACCATTGCCATTCGATTTCGTCCAGCTCAAAACTACCTAAATTCACTAACGGCTCGCCTTTGTAACCTAGTTGCAAACTTAATTTATCGCCTTGAGTGGGAAACCAACTGCCGACCCATTTGCGTTCAATATCTTCAAATTCCACTTGTAATTCGTCCGACTGGTCAGAGAGATAGTCGGTATAAGTGAGTCGCAACAAATTCGGCTTCACATATTGGGTAATTTGTTTGGCTTCATACAGCAATTCAAAGTCAGGGGATTGGGATTGCACTTGCATTAGTTATCTCCTTGCAACCACGGCGGCAAATCACTGTTGTCGGTGGTTTTCACCTCTAGCACAGGCACTTTTAAAGTTTCGCCCATTGGCAACATTTCACAAAAGGGGATATGCGGATTGGCATCAATCAAGCGGTTGATTTCGTTGACCGTGCCATAATAATGATAGGCAAGGTTATCCCAACGCTCGCCCTGCTTAACCGTGTGTAAAATAATGGCATTACTCATCGTTGTCCTCCCCGCTGTCAGCACGAATGGCGATCCAAGCGGTCATTTTTGCTGAATTTTTTGCAAGAGATTCCGAGACCACGTCAGCCGATTCAATCGCTTTTACACCTAAATCGAACCATTCTCTCAACTCATCGCCCTTGATGCCTGATTTAAATAGGCTGTAAGCGGTATTTAAATGTCCTGAAAGCGTGGTTAAATCTTGCATAAATCCCGCAGCACCACGAACTCCTTCCGTCAGCGTAGCAAATGCATTACCTAAGCCTACCATTTCAGCCAAACCGCCGAAAGAACCACCTAAGGTATTCACAATGCCACTGATTTCAGACAGGGCTGCCAGAGGGTTATCTTTTAAATGCTTCACACTTTCGACCGCACTTTTGACATCTGCCACCACTTGCTTAACCTGACGTGCCACAGCAATGCCTTTGCTCATTAGTTGATTGGCTTGACTAACAAAATTACTTAAGCCCTTTGGCACAATGGAGGCAAGTGGCGAATTACCGGCTAACGATAATGCCGCACCTAAAATCCCTGCTTGTGGGTTGCCGACAAATTCCCGAAGGGTTAAGCTCACGTCACGGGCAAGTGCATTGCCTTTCCCATCAGTGAATAATACCGTACTGGTAACGTCTGTAATGACAAAATGTCCTTTGAATTTAGAGAAACCAAAGACCAATGCCAAAGCCTCTTGGCTTTCTTGCGCTGTGAGTAAGGCTTGATAGCGACTTTCTACGGGCGCAAGTTGATGATGTAGTTGTAACTGTAATGTGACATCCGTTAATGCCATGCCCATGGCTTGCAATTTCGGTTTGCCCGAAAGCACCTCGTGTTCAGCAAATACTGCAGAACGGCTTTCGTCAAAACCCGTTGGGGCAGAGAGTAAATCAAAGGCAATATTGCCTAAAAGTGCATAATTTTCCATTAGTAAGCCCCCCGTTGTCGTTGGTCTAACACGCGATTGAGTAATTGCTCAAACTCATACGCCCCCATTTTTAATGCGCTTTGTAACTGGTCGGTTACGCTTTGTGACGCATTACCGGTTACGGTAATTTGAGGGCTAAAATGCACCACAATGCCGCCTTGATGGCCTTCACTATTGGTAACAGCGTTTCTATTTAGTGGTTGATAGTTAGCAAGTAAGCTACCTTTGGCCGCGCCATCAAAACTCACTGCATCAGATAAGTTATCACTGGCTTTTTGAGCTAACGGCTGAGCTTTATCCATCCCAATTGCCAAGCCTTCCACCACGTTTACCCCGTAGCCCTTAAAAACACGGCTTGGCGAGTGAATACCTAACTTTTCCGCAAACCAGCCCTTAATGCCGTCGCCTAAGTCGGACACAATCTGCTTCGCGCCTTCCCAAGCGTTTTTGATACCGTTTACTAAGCCATCGATCATATTCTTGCCGAAGTCGGTAAACTTGCTTGGTACATCAATCCCGAACCAAGAAAGCACGGTAGAGAAAACTTGCTGGAATAAGCCAAGTGGCGACCAATTGAGAATAGTGGCAGTAATGTTGCCGATGCCTGAATCGAAAAAGTTGCTTATATTTGCCCACACTTCCGAGCAATAATTACTAATACCGTTCCAAGCTGATGAGAAAATACCTGACACTGCCGCCCATTTTTCACTAAACCACGCAGAAATCGGCTCCCAGTATTGGTAAATAAGGAATGCCCCCAATGCAATACCACCAATAATTAGCCCGATAGGGTTAGTCATTGTGGCGATTTTTAACGCATCCATTGCCATTGTTACGGTTTGAATAGCAAATGATCCTACTTGCAACACCCCACGCAAGGCGACAAAACCTGTTACCAAGCCCAGTACAAACTTAGCAGCTTCTTTATGTTGAGATATAAACGGCGTAAACCATTCCACTGCTTCCTGCAAACTTTTTGCGAAACCTTTAATATCATCAGCAAACACAGAACCTACATTGCCGACCGCACTTTCCCACGCGCCCCCTAAGCTTTCCAGAGCGGAGCCAAGTGTCTTCGTTTTTTGGGCAACACGTTCTTCAAGGCTAGCTTGGTCTTTCATTTTCTGCAAGAAATCCTGCAAACCCGCCGTGCCTTTTTCTCCTAATAACAAAGCAACGCGCTTACCTTCAGTACCAAACATTGCGTCAGCTACATCTTGTGCTGCTTGGTCGCCAAATTTCGCCCTAATTTTTTGCAGTTTCTCAAGCTCTTTGACCATTCCGTCAATGCCTTTGAAATTGCCTTTTTTATCCCAGAAATTAAACTCAAGCCCACTTTTCTCTAAAATATCCCGAGCGTTGGCTTTCATTCCTTTTTTGGCTTCGGCGATCATTTGCGGACCTTTACTCATTCGGTCAAGCATTGTGGAAAAGTTTGTCCCGAATGAGGTGCCTTCTAAGCCTTGTTGTGCAGCTAAACCTTCAATAGCAAAAAGTTTTTGCGAATTTTCTCGCCCTGTTAATTTCATTGAACGAATATTAGAAGCGTAGTAGGTCATCGCCCCATACATATCTTCCTTATTCATACCTGCGGCAAACATTGCTCGTTGCAAGTCATCAGCGGACGCACCCAATTCTGCTTCAGATAAGCCGTGTGATTCCATCATTTTAGAAAAGAACTCACCGCCTTGCATTTGATCCATATCTAACAGAACATTAAGTTTTGCCGATGTTTTTAAGCCACCGTTAATCAAGGTTTCATCAGTTACCCCTTGCATTTTCATTGCTTTGGCAAGCTTGTAGAAATCTTCTCTTGTACCTGGTAAATCTGTGCCGAGTTGGTCAGCAATTTTGCCTATTTCATTGAATTTTCCGAATGTACCATCAGCTTTCATCATTGAAATTTTCAGGTTATTTGCCGCTTCTTCCTGCTCCATAAAGGTTTTCATTACACTTGTTCCAATCGCAGCGTAAGCCAGCGTACCGAGTGCTTTACCTTTTAATTCATCGCGTTTATTTTTGGCATTTTCATAACCTGAAAGCGCCCCTTGTAGCTTTCGTTGAGCATGTAAAGAACGGTTTAATTCTTTGCCAAATTCACGTTGCTGACGGCTGACTTGGCTAATTGCTCTACCGAGCTTGTCATATTCGGTTTTCATCAAGGCAAGCCCGACACCGCCTTTAGAACTGGCGCGGCTCATTTCGGCATAGAGTGTTGCTTGCTTGGTGCGGAGTGCGTTCAGTTCGGTAGAAAATTTGGAATGAATTTGCTGATTTTTGGCAACGGCTTGACCGAGCTTGTCTAACGTGCCATTGACACCTGCAAAAGTGCTTTTGAAATTGCCCGCTAAACTTGCACCAATCACTAAACCGATTGCTAAATTGTTTGCCATTTTGTTATTCCTAAAGGTAAAATGCTAAAAAACGGAGGGGACTATGCTGACTTGGTTGAATGAAAAATTTATCGAATGGCGTGGCTTTGAAAGCTGGCAAAAAACAGCCTACAGCATTGCCTTTGGACTGTTCCTTGTGCTGTTTTTATACGGTAGCTATGAATACTGGGCATTTCATTTCACCAGCCCAGCCGAACAAAACGTTCTTTCTATCGCATTTTGGGCGATGATTTACTTTGTTTTAGTCGCTGTGCTGGGTTCAGTCGCCATTTGGCTATGCGGCTTTATCGGGGCATTGTTTGCCACTGTGTTTCAAGGTTTTTCTTGGTGCTACCGTAAAATTTGCCTGTAGCCTTCTTTGATTTGACGATTGGCTTGGAAAAGCCAGTCGTCAAGTTCTTTTAGTGTCCAGCCATCAATTTCATCTGCCGAAAAACCAAACCACCAAACAATGTCGGCAATCGCATTACTCAGTATCTCCGTCTTCACTGTCTGAACCGAACAGAAATCGTTGGATCTGTTGATAATCTTTCCATTTGATTAAGTCCATATCTTCCTGCACCAAGCCACAGCAAAGTGCAGCAACAATAATTTCACGTTCTTCAGATGTTTTACCTTGCTGACCAGCTACACGAATATCTTTCACTAATGGCTCTCGTACTTTCAATTCTTCAACCAATATGCCACCCGCAAGGTGGATTGGGCTAGATAATTTAATGGTAGTGCGAACGGCATCAACTTTTTGAGACATAAAAAACTCCTTTGTGAGTGTGTTGTTTAACTTTCACAAAGGAGTTTACTTAAATTATGTTTAAAGGTCGTTTAAACTGCTTTAAAGAAATTACTGCCCGATATTTTTGCGGTAGGTTTCTAAAATATCTTGCCCTGCAACGCGCCATTTATTGCTGAAGGCATCAAAATATAACACTTCTTTACCATCAATCATCTGCTTAACCATACTGACTTGATAAGTCATTGCGTATTCTGAATTCTCTTTAGGCTTATATTCACCCAGTGGCGCTTTGTTGAAGTTGCAGTTTAACATCATCACCAATGGCACCTCAGTTGCACGTCCTGCAGCGTTGTACACGCTCACATTAGCACGCACCTGTAGTTGTGCAGTGCGGTAAGGATTGTTGGCAATAGCTGCAACTTCAGGGTAAAAACCGTCCCACACAATTTCCCCTTCAAGGGCATTCACGCCACTTGGTAGTTTTAATGTGCCGACCAAACCTAAATTTTTATGCTCGGTCATTTCCACTTCAAATTCGGGCAACTTAATGGATTTTGCCTTGCCTAAAAAACTGTTGCCGTTGATGTACACATTGGCATTATCAATTTTGTTAATTGCGACACCGCTCATTATTGACCTCCACGGCTGGTTAAATTCACGAGATATTTACGCGTTACCACACTCTTATTACGGATACGTTCCGCAGGGATTTTCGGCGTAAAGTCATATTGTAATGGTACTAATCCTTGGCTAAAGGCATCTAACAAGTCCGCATCAGGGTCAAGAGCAACGCTATAACCCACAATGGATTTGAGTGTTCCCATATAGGTTTCAATCGTACCTAATAGGCTATCTAGTAAAGCTTCATCAATTGGACGATCTACGTATTGTAATTCTGCCTGAGCAATGCCTTCGTCAATTAAATCTGATGTGCGTTGTACCACTTCAAACTGGCTGATATGCGTGCTGGTTGGGTAAGCAGCTAAGCGGTTGCCCCATAAGCGATAGCCTGTACCGTAGCTGTTAAATACGGTAGTAATACCACGGGAGTTAAGTTGGTTGGTTTCACTTTGTACGTCGTTAACACGCGCCGTCAGTTTAACTTCTACGCCTTGTACACCTTTAAGCTCACGGTTTGAGGTAGAGTACCAATAGCCGTGATCCACATCCACTTTCATACGCAAGCCTGCGGCGTGTGTGGCAAGACTTTCCAACGTGCCACGCTCGCCGACAACATATGGGTAAAACAGATGTACGCGGTCAGAACTGGTATAAAAGTTGATTGTGCCGTTGCTACCTCGCCCTGCAATTGCTTGAGATAAGGTTGTGCCTTTAGGTGCATTGATATAAGCAATCGCATTGAGCTTATCCGCAAGGGTGGCAAGCGATGTCATTACGCCTGCTTGTTGGTCAAATTGAGGGCAAATCACAATTTTGGCATCAGCCCCAAATTCGATAAAGCCCATTTTGAGCAACTCAAAACCTGTGCGCTTACCTGTGGCTGAATCAATACCGCCTCGCACATCACTCTCTGTTACTTTAGTTGGATCAGCATAAACATAGGTTGCTTTAAGTTCTGTTTGTGCGCGCATAAAGGTGACTTCACCGGTTAATAAATTAACGGTGTAATCTTTACCGGCACTTAATACAGTTGCACCTGATTTAATGGTTAACTCAATTAAACCTGCTTTCTGAGTTTGTGCAATAAGCGTGTCAGCATTTTGTGTTAATACTTCATCTGTTACCGTCGTGCGATGTTTTTTAGGGTCTAACACGTTAATTACATATACTGTACCTGCTTCATATCGCTTAATAATATCTAGTGCATCACAAATGGTATAACCTTTATCTACTAGATTGCCGAATTGTGCAAAATGTTTTGAGGTTTGGCACAGGGTAATTTCATTGGTTGCGCCAATCGGTGCTGTGCCAACTAAACCAATAATCGCCCCGTCAATTTGACGGATAGCGACTGTACCACCGTTAATACGTTCGGTTTCCGAACCGTGATGGAAGGCTACTGCCATATTATTCTCCTTTGGTTTTCAACCGTGTATCTAACGGTTGCGAGGTTGAGCGTTTAATTAAATGTGCAAATTTCGGTGCAGATGTAACCGCTTGTCGGTCTTCTACCTGCCATGTCTCAGTTTGTACAATAAGTTGATATTGCCAAAGCCCGTTGTCTTCACCGGCAAATTCTTCACTAATAAGATGACAAGGCGTACAGTTCGTCGGTTTAAAGCCGACTACTGCGAGGCGTAACTGGTCAAGCATTTCCAACGCACCGGTGTCATCGTGCTGACTGCGGGCAATAACTGTCAAAGCAACCAGCACCTTGCGGCGTTGTTGGATAATGTCGGTACTATCAAGGCCTTCAAATTTCGACCCTGCATACTGCACCAGCACTGCACCAAAAGGATCGAGCAGGTTGTAGTGTTCAAGGTCATCAGGGAATAGTTCGATACTGAAACTCGTGGTCTTCTGTTCGATATGATCTCTGATGCTTTGCAAAATCGGTAAAGTGGCACTCATTGATGCTCCCCTTAATAGCCCGACAAATCCAATTTCTGCGGCGCACGGGCTTTAAACTTTAAGGCGGACGGCAAACTGTCGTCTGCTGCTTCGCCCACTTCGAGCAAGCCCAAGTGCAATTTACCATCGGCAATGCGTTCCAAATCTTTCAACGCTTGTGCGTGGGCATCTTTCACATTGGGCGGAAAGCCTTTGCCGTCAGGACGGCGTGAATAGAGCCAGTAGCGAGCCAGCTGCAAGCAGATGTTGCGCACCAAGGTTGGCACTTGATTTAACGGCAACAGATAACGGGCGCGTAAATAGCCGTCCACCGTTTCAGTGGCGTATTCGCACGCTTTGGCGATTACAGCTTGATTGACTTCTGTCGCTCTGCTGTTATCCATCGAAAGTTGTCTTAACGTGATTTCGTCCATCACGTCTGTTAAATCTTGTGCCTTGATGTACATTGATTATTCGCCTTTTTTACCTTTCGTTTTGGCTTCTGCTTGTGCAATATTGGCTTCAGCCTCTTGGACATCAGCCTCAGTAACAGCTGATTCGGATTGAACTTGTTCAGATTGAACTTGTTCAGATTCAACTAACTGCACATAAAGTGCAATGCGTTCAGCTTCTTCGTCGGTCAGTTCTAACTTATCGCCTTGCTCGTAGCGTTTTCCGTTATGTAAAATTGCCATTGTGCTGATAACAGCATAGAGTTTGGTTTTGTTCATTACTTTCTCCTAATGAAACGGTGTTAAAAATCTCTCCTAACCCCTCTTTACTAAAGAGGAGGATTTTTAGGAATTACAAGCAGCCTTTGATTAAGTAACCTGCTGCACTACCGACAAGATGTGGTTTATGAATATCTGTGGTACGAATCACTTCAAGCTTGCCACCGTTTTCTTTGTAGGTGTCCACAAATAAGCCACCTTGACGGCGGACGGTGTAGCCGTAAGACGGTTCATAGACTGTGCCTTTGCGTTCTTGTGAACGTGGTGCAACATAAGCCAACACAATCGCATCAGACCAGATGTCTTTTAGCTGATAGCTTTCTTCATACACCGCTTCACCGATTTTCACGGTATCAATACCAATCAATTTGGCGAACACTTCAGGGGTGACAATCGCCACTTGTGAGTATTTGAGTTTTTCAATTACCGCTGGGTGTTCTTTCAATGCTGCCCACACATCGCCTGCAATTACGCACACATTCGGTTTACGACCAATAGCACGTTTCACTGTACGAATACCAGTATCGAACATGCCAAAAATATCGGCATCTTTGCTGGTAATTTTAGACGTACCACTTAAGGTGATTTTGTTATCACTGTTGTATTTACTTTCATCTAATGCCAGCGTTGCGACTTCTTTTTCACGACCCAGTGCAATCACATCTTGGGTGGTGTTTAAGGCGAATTGACGGAGCGAGAAAATTGCTTCGTTTTCTTCTCGGTAGTCGATGGCGTATTCCACATCATGTTCTTCTAATGCAACATCAATCGCGGTAATGTCTTCAGGAGTTAAGCGATTTGATGTGCCTCGTAAGTTACGCACCGTACTTGGTAGGCGAAATGCAAGACGATCAAATTTCGGAATTTTTCCGGCTTCTTTGTCGATTTCGACGGTTGGCATTAAGACTTCGCCCACTAACTCAAGGTTGTAATAGCCCTGAGCCAAGTTGGTTAAAACAGGATCTTGCACACGAAGTGCTTGAAGATTATGTGCTGTCATAGGTTTTCCTTATATCTATTGGTAAATGGCGTTAAATGCGGCGGTGTAGCTCACATTGTGTTCTTTGGCATAAGCACGAATTTTCTGATCGGCTTCAATGCTTGCAGGGCTTGTACCCTCAGCATATTCCACAGTACCATCTTGCGGTTCTGCAGCTTTATCTTTGGTTGCGACCTCAGAAAAATTCACCACTTGCGGTTGCGCATCCAAAAAGGCTTTGAGTTTACTGTGTAGGCTTTCGCCCTCACCAAACTCGACCACACCACCTTGTGCAGTGGTTGATGCGTAGTTCAATAAATCCACCGCTTGCTGTTTGGCAATCGGGGCGAGTTTGCCAGCTTTGACTAAGCCTTCAGCAAAATCGGCATTTTCAGCTTTAGCTTGATTGAGTTCAGCTTCTGCTTTTTCGGCTTTCGCTTTGGCGTTTTCATCTTTGAGTTGCTGATTTTCAGCACGCAAGCGGTCTAATTCCGCTTTCTCTTCTGCACTCATTTCAGGTTCTCCTTGAGTTGGTTCAGTTTGATTGGGTTCATTTGGCATTGCTTCGCAAAAATCCACAATACCTTGCTCACTTTCTGAAAATTCAGGGTTGCGCAAGCCTTTTACGGCAGGTGGCATAGCCCCTAAAAATCCAACGTGGCGCAAATAAAGCGAGCCTTGTTTTGGGTTGTCGGGGCTGTCCGCAAGGTAGAAAGAGGCTGATACTTTCTTAAACCGCCCGTCGGCAACCATATCGGCAAATTCGGGGTGAACTTGGTCAAGCTCTGCTTTCAGCACATCGCCGTCTAACTGCAAGCCTTTTACCCACGCATAGGCGGGGGCGTTCATTTGCGGGTGTCCGATTACCGCAGGGGCTTCGTGATAAGCCACATCATAGGCATCAACCGCTTGTTGCAAATCGGCAGGAGTGATTTCCACCACTGTACCGTGTGCATCTGGGCGTTTGCCTGCTTTAAAAATTTCAATCAGGGTCATTCGGTTCTCCTTGTGTTGGCAAACATCATAGAAAAAACGACCGCTTGTTACTTTTAAACTGGTTTAAGGAATGAAAATGGGAAAGAGAAAGTGAAAAGCAATTGAATGAGGCGTTTTTGCGTGTTTATCGGTGTTTATAAACACGCCCAAAGAGATTTAGGCGATAATTTATCGAATGGGATTTAAAACGCCACAATGGGCGTTTTATGCGTTATTTTTGATTTTCAGCCAAAGTGACTAACTTTGGTTAATTTGACGTTGCAAAAGTGCGGTGGCTTTTCGCAAGAGTTTTTGCTCGTCTTGTTCGCTTACGCCTAACCACGGACGTTTAGGAATGGTGACTTTCCCCCCACGCCCCGCCTTGCCACCGAATTGGTGCAAGCGGGCATATTTAGCGTCAGAACCAAACTCGACATTTTTGTCGTTGTAGTTGTAGGCGGTTTTATCCGACAAATAGCCGTCCTGTCGCAAAATCTTAGTGGACTTGCCTTTCTTCTGCTTGCGTGCCAAGGTTTTTGGCGAAAGCGACTGCCAGTTATTGCCTTCAGGATCAACTTCCTGCTTAAACCGTTCTGCGTGGATTTTCTTCAAGGTTTCGCCCAGCACACCATAGAGTTTACGAGGCTGTTTGAGTTGGCTTGCAATACGGTGGAGTTTTTCCACCGCTTGCGTGTCGTTAAGACTGATTTTAATCATAGCTAAAAGCCAGCGAGTTTATTTTTCAATACATAGCCTTCAAGCTGCCATAATTTGTCAAATGCATTTTCAAAGGCGATACGTTCACCAATTTCTTGGTTATAGGTTGCCGGTGAAACACAGGCTGATTCACCTGTCACGGTGAACCCATTGCGTAAGGTTAAAACACAAACCGTGAGCGTTTCTGTTAAACGATGGAATTTTTTATCGGTGATAATAGATTCCAAATGTTCTTGGGTAACACGTTCAGTCATTTTTATTCTCCTATTGATTAAAAAATAAGTTGGGCGTATAGTGTTTCTAACGGTGGGGGTTTCCTACTGGAAAGGTTGCGGTTCCGCCCGTATTATCCTGTTCGAATCAGGCAAACCACCGTTAGTCTAAACTCCCCCATAAAAGCTCATACGCATTTTTTAAATTTCCCCATTCTTTTGTCGGTTCAATTAAACTTGCCGTTCTTACTAAATTGATTTTGTGTGTCAGTTTTTTCTTGCTTAATTCGTCTTTGATTTTGACTTCATAATCCATTTTGATTGCCACTTTGCCTTGTTCGGTTTCATAAATGAAAAGTAAGGTCGGCAATTTCTGATCAGTTTCCAGCAAAATAGCAGTCGGATTTCTTAACATCTCCGGCAACTGCTCCCAAAACTCAATCGGCAGGTTAATACCTTTGGCTTGTTTGGTATCACGCAGGGCGTGCAGTACATCTTCATCACGCACGGCAATCACGGCAGATTGCGGAGCTTTTTCAAGTACGGTCAATTTATCAATCACTTTGGCTGGGATTATGCCCACGTTTTTCATTTGTCCACGTGCCATTTTTTCGGTGGCAACGGTATCTACCATCGACTTCATCGCGCCGTTTAACATCATCACGGCACGCGGATTTTGTAACACGTTTTCAATCAGTAGGCTGGCAAGTTTTGGCTCGGCATTGACAAATTTATTGAACAATAGCTGATCTACGTCCGCATTTCGCCTGGCGGTCAATCGCTCAAAATTATGTGGTTTGAACCCCACATCATAGCCTTTCGGGACTTTTACCATTCTTGGATTGCCTGACCTTGTACCGACCAGTTTTTCCTGCCATTCGATTTCAGGCGATGGGCTGACGGTTTTGCCCATTTCTTTCAAGTCGTCTTCATCGTGAGCTGTTACCGTACAATGGCAACCATACGCCTTGATTGGGTAGTAATAATGCCAAAATGGATCGCTTGCCGGCAAAATCGTGCCGTCCAAATCAATATGCTCTTGACGTGGGTGGGCGTTGTCGTGGTGGTGATATTCCCAATAAGGCATCACATCAACAAGGTCTAAATGCTGCTGCAACCGTCCGCGATTGTAGGCAGCGTAAACGTTGGTGTCGTAAATAATACGGGTTCGCCAATTTCTACCGCCTTTGTAATCCCAGCCTGTGCGAGCCACAATTTCATCAAACCGCTTGCGAAAGCCCTCCAGAGTTTCGCCATTGTTGATAGCTTCGTCCACCGCTTCACGAAAGGCAAGCAGGACTTCGTTGCGGTTCGCGCCTGCGACCATAAAGAAGTAGTCGTGTTCATCGCCCAGCACGTCCAAATAGCTGTTGGTGGGTAGGTTGAGTTTTTTCTCAAAGTATTTGACTTGATTTTCAAAGGTGAATTTCATTCACAAATCTCCCCTAGCCCCTCTTTACTAAAGAGGGAGACTTGGCACGCTCGTCTTCTACGGATTGTCGCCCTGCGAATTGTGCTGCCGTTGAACCCCATGCGAGAAGTTCGCCATATTCGGCATAGCTGAGTTCTGGAATTAGGCTATCGAGCTGGTTGCGGAAATCTTCCAAACTTTCGGCTTGCCCTAAGCGATCGCGAATATCGTGTAGCCAAGTTTCAACAACGGCTTCGCCTTCCACTTCCAACTGCTCGCCAATGGTTTCAATCACGCTTTTTGGGATTGGCTCGGCAAAATCCACCTTATCCGTCCCTTTCTTTTGTAAAGATGGGTTAGGGGAGATTTCTTGCATCACAATATCGCCCTCTTCAAAACCATAAGTGCGGTGGATATATTGCTCGGTAAAGCCTACTCCCATTTCAGTTAAGAGCTTATCGCGTTCGGCTTGTAGTTTGTCGATGTTTTCTTGTTCAAACAGTTCAAAGGTTGGCAAGGTGTCCACGCTGAAATTGAGTTCACAAATCCAGCTCAACAGCTGATTGAACACGCCTTCTACAAGGCTGGCGTCATCGTTGCGAATATCACGGGTGACTTCTAGCCCTGCGGTGGCAGATGCTCGGTTGGCTTCCGCTTCGGTGGTTTGGTTTTGCCCTAAAATCGCAATGGCGATTTCCGATTTGCAATACTTGATAAAGTTATCAAAGGCTTCTGATGAGCCACTCTTGTCCGAACCTTCCACTAAGCCGATTGAGCTGTCGTCAGGAATGGCGGCAACCGCTGTGCCGAGCATTGCTTCCATACTGTCGAGCAAATCTTCCACTTCGTGAACTTGGGCTTGGCGTGGGTGTTTGCCGACTAACCACGGGCTGCCGTATTTTTCGGTAAATTCCAGCCAATACTTAAAGCCAGCTTTCTTAAAAGTCGCCGCCCAAAAGCAGAGCGAGAGATCGCCCAAGCCATACGGGTTGATGTAGGTCGCATTTTGGGTGGCAAGCAATATTCGATAAGGCGGCAGTTCTTCGCCGTTGAAGTTCTCTTTGGTACGAAGTTTAAGCTGGTTTTCTTCATCGAAGACGAACCACTCTTGCGGTTTGCCTACGATTGCTGTTGGCAACAGTAAGCCGTTTTCGCTTTCCCACATTACTTCTAAGGCTTGATAGCCAAATAGCGTGGCATCTAAAATTTGGCTGATAATATGCGACATCGGCAAGCGGTCGAAAAGTGCGGTTAAAATCTCGTCCGTTTTTTCATTACCTGTCGGAGTAATTCGCCATTCCAGCCCTTTGATTGCCGCTTTGCGACGGCGAACACAGCCCCCAACGTGGCTGTCGGATAAAATTTCACGATAAGCCGAAATATCCTTGCCCATTTTCTTCAGCACAGGATCGGGGTTCGGCAGGTAGTGCATAAACGACCAATAGTCAATGGCGTTGGCACGGCTGGCGATGACGCGAATTAAATCTTGTTTTTTTGGTGTCATTGGCTTTCCTTATTTTTCATAATCCACAAAGGCGGCAAGCAATAAAAATACCCACCAAAACGGTTTGTCGTAAAAAATCAGCACAGCGGCAGAAATGGTTAAAGTTACAAATGCGATCATGGTTAATATCCTTGCGTTAATTTTCGGCTGGCTCTTGGTTTGCGACTGTGAGCTTTAACCGGCAACTGCACCAACTGACGGCTGGCATAATGTGCGAGCAATAAAGAAATTGCGGTGTCTCCGTGGCGTTTGTTTTTGCCGTCTGCACTTTTGGTTCGTTTATCGGGAATGCGTGGCACGCCTTTCACCACTTGGAACGAACGCAAATCGGCAAGAATATCGGCATCTTTTGGAATGCTGTCGAGTTCGCCATCTTCGAGCGCGGCTTTAAATGGGGCGGTGTGTTCGCGATACCATTTTTCCGATAACTGCACGCAATCCACCAATGAACCAAACGCATCGCGAGCGGCTTCGGCTAAATAGCCCCCGTTCCCTCGTGCATCAAAAGCTGCACCGGCGAAACGTGGCAAATGCTTGAGAATAAACAACACAATTTGTTCTTGTTGCTTGTAAGGCATATTGCCTAGCTCCACAATCAACCGAACGCTTTTGGTTAAGTTTTGCTGTTGTGCTAACACCACAAAGGACGTCATATCGCCACTGCGGGCAAAGTCTTCGCCTAAAAAATGTAATTGCGTTTGATCTAAGGTTTGCAAAATCGGGGCAAGCGTGGTTTCACACCAATCCTGCATTTCCTGATAGCGTGTCGGTTCAGGCACAAGGCTAAAGCCATCTTTTGCCGTCATTCGGATTACGGGCGTGCTTTCGCTCATTTGGCGTTCAATCAACGCACGTGAGAGCCATAACCCTGTGCCGTTTTTCGGTACGCAGTAGTATTCTTCTTCCGCATCTTCTTTGGTTGCCGTGTCATTGAGTAGGTTTTCTTTCCACTCAGCTTCTTTTTCGGCTGTCCATTCTTGCTTGCTGACTTGGCAAATACGTTGGTATAGCCCTTCAGCACAGGCATCATCAAGGGTAATCGTATGTACCGAGTAGCGTTTTCTGCCTGCCCGACTGTCTAAGATCAGCTCATTGAAAAGGTTGTCCGCACCGTTGTGGGTAGAAATCAACCGTACTTTTGCACCCCACATCGTAAGGGCAAGCGCGGCTTTTAATACTTCCGCAAGGTATTCGTGGAAGGCTGCTTCATCAATGACCACCACGCCTTGCATACCACGCAAGTTTTTCGGGTTGCTGGAAAGGGCTTTTACTTTGAAGCCTGATGCAAAATAGATCACATAAGTCAGAATGTCCTTATCTTCATCTTGCAACACTTCTTCTTGAATTTCGCCTGCTGCATAGTTAAACGCCCTTGCCCACATTGCCACCGCATCAATAAATTCGCGTGCCATTTCCTTGTTTGACCCAATGTAGAACACATCAGAGCCACCGTCTTTTTTAGCAAGGCTGGCAATCAAAGCATCATCAGCAGCTTCTGCCCACGTCAAACCTGTTCGACGAGATTTTTCAGCGATTTTGAGCTGGGATTTATCGGCTATCCAACGCTTTTGGTAGCCCAACAGTAGCTCGTTTGGGTCAAAGGGAATGATATCTTTCACTATGCAATACCTAAAATTTGCTGTTTGATTTTGTCTGCGGTTTCTGCCGACAAGCCAGCCTGAATTACGATTTTTTCCGTTTCTTCAGCAGCAAGTTCCGCACGCCGTTTCACATCAGCTTGATAGACTTTGAGCTTAGTGCTTGCTTGAATGAGTGATGCCACATTTTTGCCTGCAAAACTTAGGGCTTGGAATTTCTCCATCGGGGTCATCTCATCATCTTCGGCTTCTTCAATATCGACCAAGGCATCAAATAAAGACGACTGCAACATCCCCATCAAGGCTTCACTGCGTTTGTCTTCCTTATCTTCTGCGCCTTCAGCGATAATACGTGCGGCTTCAGTGCTGTCTTTGATTGCCTTAAAACGGCGTTCAATTTTTTGCCCATAACGATGAATTGCCGACTTGCTAATTTGATAGCCTTTTTCACGTAGTAGGTTTTCCAATTCCACATAGCCGGAAAAACCGTTCTCGGTTAAGGCTCGTTCCAGCCAACGGCGGACATCTTCAGGCAGTTTTTCGATACTTGAACGGGGAGCCATACCAGTTCCCCCTTACGCCCAATACTTTTCGGGGCGGGCAATACCGGCTTGGCAGTCGATGGTGTATTCCACAATGTCCACGCCTAGGCGGTTAATATCGGCAAACCACACGCCGTGCGGTTGTTTGGTCAGTTCCACCAGTTTACGGTCAGAAAGATATTCCAACTGCTGACGGATTTCGTGCGGTGTTACATTTGGGTAAATGCCTGCCATCACATCACGCAAAAATTGTTCGCTGGTGGTGTATGGCATGGCTTTGTGTAAAGTATTGAGCAAGTGCCAACGCATACCTTCTCGGCGGGCTTTTTCCATCATTTTGCACTCTCCATTTTGTATAAATCACTTAAGGTTTTGTGTAGGGCATCCATTTTGGCTTCCAGCACCGTTTGCCCGCGAATGTAGTCATCTCGCAACACATAAACGAGCGGCAGACTCGACTGCATTTGATTGAATTGCTTTTCCAATTCTTCCACTTTGTCATTGACTTTGAGCTGGTTTTGGTGGCGCTCCGACAGCGAGTTTTGAAACTGCGATACTAAAATCTTGGCGAAGCCAAAACAGCAACCGAGAAATGACAGCAACAACCCGACCAAGTGCCAAAATTCCACGTTAATGGTCATTACTTGTCTCCTTGCAAATCTCCCGATAAGTCGCGTTATGCACCGCAATTTGACGGAGTGTTTCAGTGGTGTCTTGCCGACTGGCTTTAATTACCCCAAAACCCGAGCAGCTTGGGTTAATCACGGAGATCGCCTTGTTGTTGCAGGCGGTTAATGACATCATCACGGCGAGAGCCACGAGTGTTTTCTTCATTTTTCTTTCTCACTTCAAAATGTTTGACTTGGGTTTGCGCTACTGCTTTTTCCTGTTGCAGTTGCTCGTTTTGCTTAGACAAGCGGTCGATTTCTTGTCGAGATTTGCGGATTTTATAGGTGGCCATCATTGCTCCTACCAGACCCACTACAACAAAGCCTAAAATCAGATAATAAATCATTCTTCACGCCCCCGATTATTTAACGCATTGGCAAAGCCTTTCGTGGCTGCACCGCCAGCACAGAAAATAGCAAACGTAGTGAATAATTCGCCCACATAGGCACGGTCAAGCCACACGGCATAAACCAAAATGCCAGCCATCAATAAAGCCCCGAAAAATTGGATAAAGGCGGTGGTGGAAAGACGACCATCGTTGTTAGTAATCAATTCTTTGAGTGCCATTAGTAACTCCAGCGTAAGTAAAACCATTGGGCAACCGTGCGACCTTTATTGATTGCACGGCTAATTTTGGCGTTATTGCTTAATTTTTTCATTGTGTTCTCCGTATTCTTCAAATCTCCCCCCGCCCCTCTTTTCTAAAGAGGGGGGCTTAATTTTTCTCCGTTTTACCGTTCCCCTCTTTTGTAAAGAGGAGTTAGGGGAGATTTATTTAAATAAATGCTCAACATTCACGACATCTTCACTATCTAGCCAGCTCCAAACATCAAAACATGGGCAGTCTTTAATCCATTCATTCGGGCTGATTGTGCCGTCGCCGTTTAGGTCTGGGCTTAAATCACGATGTCCACAAATGCGAGCGCTGGGATATTTGGCTTCAAGCTCACGCAGTAAACGATGTAGGGCTTTCCATTGAGCTTCGGTGTATTCGCCGTGATTGCGTTTGTCTTTGGTAATCCCACCGACCAAGCAAATGCCAATGCTGTTTAAGTTATGCCCTTTGACGTGTGCGCCTGTTTCGCCTTCTTTGCGACCAGTTTCGACAGTGCCGTCGGTGTCAATCACAAAGTGGTAGCCAATATGTTGTAGATGAGAATTAAAGGCTTTGTAATTGCCAGCCAAGCGTTGAAAGCCACGTTGTTTGTGCCAGTCGTCAATGCGTTGAGCGGCGGTTTGGGTAGCGGTACGAAGTTGCTTGCCGTTTTGAGTGGCTGAGCAATGGATCACGATTTTGGTGATGGATGAGGTGTGCATAAAAAAACTCCAGTTATAAAGGATCACTTGATAACTGGAGTTTACTTAATGGTTGTGGGAACTGATTTTAAACTGGTTTATAACCTTTAAAATCGGTTTGTTGGAATAATGGCGACAAATAAAACTGATTGGAGAACGACTATGTGTTGCCTTAAACAAAAAATATGTCGCTGGATTATTAAATGTGGCTTAACCGTAAAATTTAGCAATTTTATTGTTAAAAAGATGGAGAAATGCAAGAAAGGTTCTTGGTTGTGGTGGCGTTTAGCCAAGTTACATTTTAAATTTTTTGACCTTTCTTGCGTTATTTTTAAATGTGCTAATTCCAGCTCTTAATAAGGCAATTCAGTAACCTTACCATCAGGGGTTTCTCTATATTTGGCGGTTGGATATTCTGATTTACATACTGTACAGAAAAACTCATCTTGATAACTTGATGATGCCATTGTCGCACCAACGTGTCTTCTACGTTGTTGCAATGTGATTGCCTTACCATCACTGTCATAGCAACGCGGGCAGATATAATGTGTTACCGAACTAGTATTCGTAGATTTATACAACAGCAAAGGTTCTTCAAAAGATGTTGTATATTTAATCAACTTATATTGTTCTTTCTTCTCTTTTTCTTGCTTTAATTGAGCATTTTCTTCAGCCAACGCCATATAATCTGCTTGCATAGACATTATTGCGGTCTGCAAGGAGATTATAGTATTGGTTAAATCAATGGCTTTTTGTTTGGCTTCTTGAATTTCTGTGGCGGTTTCAATATCTGATGTTAAATTTTTCAGCATAGTAACTTGGTTCGCCACATCTTTAACCAAGCCGATTGCGGTACTAATTGAGCCTACGTCCATATTCTTCTCCTGATATTATTTCTTTTTCTTCCCACCACAAATACTTTCACAAGGTACGCCGTCTTTGTCGCGGTTGAAATAGCTCATATCGCATTGTTGTAACTTTACTCATATTGTCTGAAATAATCCAAGTTAAACATTGGACACCAGTCAACATTGTTTTCAACAGCCAATGCCTGAATTTGTTCTTTCCAAGAACCAAAGTGTTCTCCTCGCTCTATTGGGCGATTTTCTAATTTTTTGCAAGGAATGACATATTGAGTTTCTTTCTGCTTTGTTTTTTCATCAGAGAAAATAGATAAGGATAATCCTTGAGAATAGTAAACATCTCTGAACAATCTGTTAGTTAAAGATAAACAATGTGACTTTGCATTTAAGCATTGGCAGGCATTTTGATAGCATTCTAATATAGAGCCTAAGCTATAATAGCCAGAACCAGTATATAGTTTTCCAGCAACAAAAATTTGTTTTGTTGTCCAACCATCAACGTAACGTAGTAATAAAAGAGCTCTAGCAGCTTGTTCAGGGGTTTTATCGAAAGTACAAGTGTAAATTATATCTTTGTCTAACTCATAAGATGAGAATTTAAAAGCTCCTGTGGCAATAGATAATGCCATTTTAAAATAAGGACTTTTAGTCTTGGCAAAAACGATTACAAGTAAATTATTTTTTGATAATTCAATAGGATCATCATATTGCTCACTTTGATTTTTTAATTCCGTAATTTCGGATTTCTTTTGTTGTTCAGTTGTCATTTTAATTCCTCAGTTTCAATCTCTTTAATCTCTTTTTCCACGTGTTGCCCAGCATTGTTAAAGACCAACGCCAAATAACCTGCCACTAAAAACACCAAATAACCCACAGGGTGCAGGCTGCCTAAATACAGCCCCAGCAAGCAAATTACAAAGCCTACGAGCGTGAATATCACTAATCTTTGGCTTTGTTTTTGTAATAAGGCTTTGCGACGTTGCTCTTTTTCTTGCCATTCTTGATAGTCAAAATACTGCTTAATCCCAAAGGTGCATTTACCGTTGTAGCAGTATTCATTGAAACGGTAGCTTTCGCCACCGCACTGTGGGCAAATGACGATGTGTGGGCTGTTTTTATCAATTACTTTTTCTGGATGATGAAAGTGAGCTTCATTGATGTTGTTAAGCTGCTCAACATTGTCAATTTTAAAATCCATTTATTTCCCTTTCTTAAAATGAATACCACCTTCAAGGTGTTCGATGTTGTTTTGTTGTTCTACGTTGCCAATGTGCATTTTTGTAGCGAAATTGCCTTGTGTTGTGTTAGCCTTTGCCGCCATTTTGGCAACATTCAAAATCATTTCTTTGCCTTCCTTACCAGCGGTGCGGAAATACTGCAAAAGCAGGTTCTCGGCTGGCATTAAATTTTCCATTTCTCGGTTTGGGTCAAAGCGTGGCTCATCAGGCTTAGGCATATCTTTTAACATTTCCTGTTCTATCGCTTCATAGGTTTCACGGCGATGTCCAAGCAAGATGTAATCCATATCAAGGTTTAATTCTGGACATTTGGCTTTTAGGGCGAAAAGCTCTTTTTCGGGGAATTTTTGTTCTTTTTTTCGAGAGCTAAACGTTGTAACTGGCATTTCAATAGCTTTTGCAAAAGCAGCATCTGATTTCACACCTAAGCATTCTTTAGCTCTTTTTAATTGATTTTCAAAATTTTCTACCATTTTCGTATATTTCCACTTGATAAACATACGAATATCGTATACGATAATCGTATAAGTTGTTTTAACTTACTGAATTATACCACAACAATAGGAGCTAAATAATGAGCAATGAAGCAAAAACCCCCGATCAAATTCGATTGGAGTTTTATCGAAATGGGCAAACTTTTCAGCAATGGGCGATTGAAAATGGCTATCACCCCGTGTTGGTGAGTAAGGTGCTAAACGGTGCCGTGAAAGCCAATCGCGGAAAAGGTTTGGAAGTTGCCGTGAAATTGGGCTTAAAAGCCGCTTAAAACTTCTTTTGCTCTTTAACAATTTGGAAAAAACAGCGAAAAATCGACCGCTCTTTATAAAAACAATAGGAGATTTTATGCAGAAAGAAAAGAAATCAGACAAGCCTGACAGCCTGTCTGTTGAAGAAAAGGAAGCTACTTATCCAAAAGAGATAGTAGTTGGTCAAGATAAACGGATCTGTTATTCCGTTTTTGGGGAGTTGGCAATGCGTTTTCCACATCGTCCAAGCCGAGTTCGTAAAGCGTCTCAAAATCTTTAATCCACGCTTGGCGTTCATTATTGGGCAGAATAGAAATTAGCGAAGCCAAAATAGATTGATAAAGCCGATTCTCGGTATCGAGATTTTGAACGTGAATTTCTAGTTCATTGACTCGTTGTTCGAGTTCTGTGAGCCGTTTTATCGGCAATTTAATTACCGTCATAGGGTTTCCTTTTGGAAGTTGAGAGAGCCAATAGGATACCACAGGGAGAAAAATCAAATGAAAATGTTAGAAAAATTATGCTTATGGTATTTGAAAAAATACTGGAACAGTCAAGGTTATAAAAAAGCGGTTGCGATTGAGCAACAAAAACAGGCGGAAAACTTACCGCAGTTTATGAAATCAGGGCAAGCCAAATGAAAGAAAAAATTAACGGCACGCAGCGTGCGTTGCGGATTTTAAAAGCCCTAAAAGGGCGAACGATGGACGGCTTAAGCAATAAAGATTTGTGCGAAGCGATTGATGAAACACCAGTGAATATCACCCGCGCTACGGCGATTTTAGAAAGCGAAGGCTTTTTGCGCAAATTGCCCACTGGCAACTGGACGCTCAGTTTTGCCCTGCTCAATTTGGCGGTGTGTTATGAGCAAGATATGCAGGCAGTGAATGAGCGATTTAATGAAATGCGCCACCGTGTTGCAACAGGTGGTTTTTAGGAGTGAATGATGACAGATTTAAGATTAAGTGAACAACAAGATGCGGTGGCATTAGCCAGTCAAGCCTTAACGCAAGATGTAGCCCAATCCTACGAAATGCTGGGAATGGTAAAAATGTCTGACTTTCATAGAAAACTGATAACGTGTCAGCAAATTAAAATGTTATCAGAATTTAAAAAATCTAAGAGATACAAAGACTTAACAATGCAAGACATAGATGGAAATTGGAAACACGTCAGCACTTGGGAAGAGTTTTGCGGTTGCTTAGGTTTTAGTGCTAAGAAAATTGATGAAGATATTTTAAACCTTAACCGGTTAGGCGAAGACTTCCTAGAAACCAGCCAACGCCTTGGCTTAGGCTACCGCGAAATGCGAAAACTTCGCCAACTGCCCGAAGAAGCCCGAGCGGAAATTGTGGACGCGGATTATTCAGACACCACCGATAAGGAAGAGTTGATTGAGAAAATCGAAGATTTAACCGCCCAACACGCGAAGGAGAAAGAAGCCTTGCAAGCCCAACTCAAACGCAAGTCGGACGATTATGAAGCACAGGCGAAAGTGCTTGCTACCAAAAACGAGCGGATTAACCACTTAGATTTGGAATTGGCGAAGAAAACCAAAGCGATTGAAACCCAAACGCCTGAACAACGTGGTGGCGTGTTACGTGAAGAAGCGGCTGCGATTTCTTACAAAGCAGAAGCCGTGCTACGAGGGCAAGTATTCCAAGCCTTTGAAGCCTTAACCGCTCATACGGAAGCCACAGGCATTGACCACAAGCAGTTTATGAGTGGGGTGCTTGCCGAGTATCAGTTGATTTTGTCAGAACTCAAAGAACGCTTTGGGTTGGATGATACGCCAAGCGGCGAAGCCTTACCTGAATGGGCGAGAGAAGATTATCAGCCTGACGGCAAGTTAGATGAAAGTGTAACGAGCATTTTGGACGAGATTGAGCTTGATGCTCGCATTCAAGATGCGGAAGTGGTGGGTTAAGGAAATGCAATGGCAATACTACCGAGCGTTCTCGCCCAATATGCCGAGCGTGTGGAGAAAGCAGGCTTTGGCGAGAAGGAAAAAATTATTGAAGAAGGCTGTGCATTCACCGGTTTAAGCCGAGCCACCTTTCTTCGGCAAATTAAGCCCTACCGCCCAGCGAGTGGTCGCAAAGTACGGTCAGACAAGGGGAAACATCAAATGGATGCGAACGAGCTGAAATTGATTAGTGCGGCGTGGTTACACCTACGGCGGAAAAATGGCAAAACCATGGCAACGTTGGAGCGGATTTTAGACATATTGCGCGCCAATGACAAAGTGAAAGCGGAGTTTGTGGACGAGAAAACAGGCGAAGTCCGCCCTTATTCGGCAAGTTCGGTGGAGCGTGCATTACGCAATGCTAATTTGCACCCTGACCAGCTGTTACGCCCTGCCCCAGTGGTACAGTTGCAAAGCCGACACCCGAACCACGTTTGGCAAATAGACCCGTCTTTGTGTGTGCTGTATTACCTGAAAGAAACTGGCAAAGGCAATGGGTTGTGCGTAATGGAAGCAGAGCAATTCTACAAAAACAAGCCAGCGAATGTGGCGAAAGTCGAACCGCAACGAGTGTGGCGGTATGTCATTACCGACCACGCGAGTGGCGTGATTTATGTGGAATATGTGTATGGCGGCGAAACGGCGGAGAACATTTCTGAAACCTTTATTAACGCCATTCAGAAGAAAGATAACCCTGCCGAGCCATTTTTCGGTGTGCCGAAAATTTTGATGTTCGACCGTGGTTCTGCCAATACGTCACAAATGTTCACCCATTTGCTGAACCAGTTGGACGTGAAAATTGAAGTGCCGAAAGCCCACAATGCCCGAGCTAAAGGGCAAGTGGAGAAAGGCAATGATATTGTGGAACGCCAATTTGAAAGCGGTTTGCGGTTTATGAATGTGAGTGGGCTTGATGAGTTAAATCAACTTGCTCACCAGTGGATGCGGTATTTCAACGGCAAAGCCATTCATAGCCGACACGGTATGACACGTTACGGTGCGTGGCGAAAAATCCACGCCAATGACTTGTTATATCCGCCCAGCCGTGAGATTTGCCAAGAGCTGATGATTACCGCACTCACCGAACGATTGGTGACCGATAAGTTGGAAATCAGCTTTGAAAATCGCCGATATGATGTGCGTGATGTACCTGATGTGAAAATTGGAGAGAAAATCACGGTGGGCAAAAATCCGTACCGCCCTGAATGTGTGCAAGTGCAGTGCTTTGAGCAGATTTTTGCCGATGACGGCACGGTTAGCCTGAAACCTTATTGGGTGGTGTTGGAACCGATTGAAGTGAATGAACTAGGCTTCCGTGTGGACGCGGCAATCATCGGCGAAGAATACAAGGCCCATCGCAAAACGGCGTTTGAAACCAATAAGGAACAGGCGGAGCAACTGGCTTATGGTGTAGAAACCGAAGACGAGTTGAAGCGAGCCAAGAAAGCCAACGCACCGTTATTCAACGGCGAAATCAACCCTTACAAACACATCGAAGAGAGCAAGCTAACGTGGTTCTTACCGAACAAAGGACAAGAACACGAACTGACCACCAACGCACGCCGTGTTGAGCAAAAACCGATGTCAGCGGTGGAGTTTGCCAAAAACGGCAAAGCACGCTGGGGCGAGTTGTGGACGGGCGAATGCTATCAATGGATTACCGGCAAATATCCGCAAGGTGTGCCGCAGGTGGAAGCTGAACGGTTGCTGGGCTTGAGCTTTGATGAATTCAAGGCGGAGTTTATGGCGCCAGAGCCGACAACATCACATTTGAAATTGTTGGCTGCCTAGCCCAAAAATCTCCCCTAACCCTTCTTTACAAAAGAGGGGGACTTATTGAAGGAGCATTTTATGCTGAAACTAAAACAGGTGCTGATTGATAAGGGCGTGAGCTTAAGGCAGTTGGCACAGATGATGAATGTGTCGCCTGCGACCATTTCTCAGTTGATAAATCATAATCAACGGGTGCGGGAGTGGGTGGCATTTGAGAAGAGTTTAATAGCGTCTTTGCAAAAGATTGGGATAAACCAACCGCTTGCAACGCTATTGAGACAGGAAGCGACAGCGGAAAGTTTGGCGACCGAACCTGCCGCTTCCGCCCTTAAAACCAAACGAGAAATTAAGGACGAGATTATGTTACTCGCAAAACAGGCTTTATTTCCAGCCACTAAGAAACATTTTTTATTACCGATTGACCCTTTTTCCGTCGATATTCGCTCGGCTGATGAAGTTTTCGCCACCAGCGACATTCGTTATGTGCGGGAGTCGCTTTATCAAACCGCTAAGCACGGTGGCTTTATGGCGGTGGTGGGAGAATCAGGTGCGGGCAAATCGACCCTGCGCCGTGATTTGATTGATCGCATTCGAGCAGAAAACGCCCCAATTGCGGTGATTGAGCCTTACATCATCGCAATGGAAGACAACGACATCAAGGGCAAAACGCTCAAAGCAGCCCATATTGCCGAAGCGATTATTTCCACCCTTGCACCGCTACAAAACGTGAAGCGTTCGCCTGAAGCACGGTTCCGCCAGTTGCATCAAGTGTTGAAAGAAAGCTGTAAATCGGGCTATTCGAACGTGCTTATCATCGAAGAAGCGCACTCCTTGCCAATTCCGACGCTTAAACACTTGAAACGCTTTTTTGAGTTGGAAGATGGCTTTAAAAAGCTGATTTCGATTGTGCTAATTGGTCAGCCTGAATTGAAGCTGAAACTGTCGGAACGCAACACCGAAGTCCGCGAAGTGGTGCAACGCTGTGAAGTGGTGGAACTCGCACCCCTTGATGCAGAGTTGGAAAACTATGTGGCGTTCCGCTTAGCAAAAGTGGGCAAAAAACTCAACGATATTTTTGATGAAGATGCTTTCCTTGCGGTGCGACAACGCTTAACGGCGGTGGGCAGAAACAAAACTACCACTAGTTTGCTTTATCCGCTCGCAGTAAACAACTTGCTCACGGCAGCGATGAACTTGGCAGAAAGTTTAGGTGTGCCGAAAGTGAACGGCGATGTAGTGATGCAGGTTTAGGGGGCGATATGAGAAAAACAACCTTAATTTTAACCGCATTTTTGTTGGCTGGCTGTGATGACGGAATGATACAAAAGCAAACGTGGGCGTATGCCGAACTTTGTATCAGCGGTGTAGTTTACCTCCGCTCGCCCAACGGCAGCCTAACCCCAAAAATTAACGCGGATTTTTATCCTTATACTTGCCAAAAAGGAGTAACAAACAATGGCTAAAAAACTGACCGACATTACCGTAACAATGAACTCTAATTACGATAATAAATTATTTCTAGAAGAATACGAAACAGCAATGGCGGATTGGACGGAAGAAGAACGAGCTGGCTTACCAGTATCTGAAATTGCATCTATCTTTAAACACGAATTTTCAGATGGTTCTGTTGAATATATTTTTAAAATTAAGGAATAAAGAATGGCTAAACGAGCAACAAGAGTAAAAAGCGAAGTACAAGAAATTGCATTGCAAACCCAAGATGAAGTGGCGTTGGCGATTAAACAGATCGGCGATTTAGAGCGTGAGCAGGTGCGACTTTCCACCCTGCAAGCGGACGAGAAAGCAGCGGTTGATGAAAAATACACGGCACAACTGACTACATTGAAAGAGCAAGTGAAGCCGTTACAAAAGGCGGTACAGGCGTATTGTGAAAGTCGTCGTTTAGAACTCACTAACGGGGGCAAGCAGAAGACGGCTTACTTTACCACCGGCGAAGTACAATGGCGTGCCAAACCGCCTGCGGTGGTCGCCAAAGGCATTGACGGGATTTTGGAGAGCTTACGCAATTCGGGATTGTTCCGCTTTATTCGCACGAGAGAAGAGCTCAATAAGGAAGCGATGCTTGCCGAGCCTGATATTGCACGCTCTATTTCGGGCGTAACTATTCGAGAAGGTGTGGAAGAGTTTGTCATTAAGCCGAATGATGAAGAGGTGCGAAAATGAGCCGAAAACCAAAAGTAGATCGAGATGTACTCGAAGAAGCCTATCGCAAAGCAGCCGAAACTGCAGCAGCAATGGAACGTTCGGGCAATTATGCCCGAGCTGGTGAATTGTGGGGAGAAGCAGCAAAACAAGCGGTAACACTCAAACAACGTGAGTGGTGCAACACGCGCAAAACCTATTGCAAAACGTGGCAAGGTAAACGGGAGAAAAAACAATGATTTCCACACTAGACGCCTTAAAAATGCAACTTCGCCAAGCGATTATTCAACTGGAACAGGCTGAGAAATCGCTAGATAAAGAACAAATGGAATACGCCAAAGTGTATGTAAGTAATGCGAAGGGGATTTTGATGAAACTCGGCATTAGTTTTTAAGATAAACCAAACCGCCTTCGGGCGGTTTTCTTGTATTAGGAGAAATTAATAATGAAGAATAAAGAAAAATTATTGAGCAAGATTAAGAAATTACTGGCTTTAAGCAAATCCCCAAATCCACACGAAGCGGCAAGAGCTTTAGCAATGGCTCAAAAACTAATGGCGGAAAACGAATTAAATCAAAGTGATGTGCTTTTTTCAGAATATAACGGTAAACAAAAATTCTCTATCACTCCGCCGAGATATGTGCATATTCTAACAGGTGTAATTTATAAGGCTTTTGGTGTAGAAGGTTATTTCGCTAATCATTATCCCGAGCAAGAATTTGGGGAGAATAAATTGCACGTTGTTTTTTTTGGGAAAGAGGAAAGACCGATGGTTGCGTCTTATTGCTTTGATGTTTTGTATCGACAGTTACAAAAGGCACGCCAAGCGTTTAATGCCAGTCAAAGCAAACGGTTGAAACGCAGTACGCTCATAGCTAGAGCTGATAAATTCTGTGAAGGCTGGGCATTGGGTGTTTATGATGTAGTTGAAGAATTTGTATTTAGTAGCGAAGAGAAAGTTGAAATGCGAAAACAACGTGAAAAACTCACTCAAACGCTACAATTAACCAAAGGGAAAACTCGTGAAGCAGGAAATAGCCGAGAACGAGATGATAGTTCTAAATCGCTTGGTTACGAACAAGGCAAAAAAGCCCGACTTCATCACGGTGTCAATGGAAAAGAAATGGCTAAATTAGGAGTGAAAAATGAAAGTGAAATGTAGTGCGTGCGGAGCGTTGCATTCATTGGATGCGTTAATTGCCAATCAAGCGGCGAGCGAGGCGCTGAATGCGGCATTGATGGTAAGTGGTGAACTGGGCGAGGCGTTGATTCGCTATTTAGGACTATTTCGCCCAGCGAAAAGTTCGCTCACCTTTGACCGTGTTGCCACTTTGTTAAGTGAGCTTACACCGATGATTCAAGCGGGCAAGATTAAGCGTGATGGTGTGGAATGTGATGCCCCTGTGGATGCGTGGATTTATGCGATCAATCAGATGATGGCAAATCGGCAAGCATTGAAATTACCGATGAAGTCGCACGGTTATTTGTTTGAAATTATTGCGGGCCATAAGCCTGTTGGCACATCGATGGTGAAAAATTCCGAGCAAAATCGCCCGCTTGCAAGCAATAAAATGAACGCAATTAAAGGAGCGTTGGAATGGGGCAAAACAATCAATGGCTAAAACCCGTACTGGCGCAAGGTGTAGCAATGTTGTTGCTGTTACGTCTGAAAAATTCACCGACGGAAGAGGTAATTCAGCCTACACTGGAAGCGTGGTATCAGGTAATTACTTATAAAAAGTCGTGGGATATGGAGTTGGATAAGGTGCGGTTTGAGACGGCATTTATGACACTTGGGCAGACTTGCGATTGGTTTCCTACGCCAAAACAGCTTCTGGAAGCCTTACCACGGCGTGAATATCCTGAGCTTCCGCCACCACCGCCGAAAAATGTAGAAGAAATGGCACAGGAAAAGGCACAAATGGAAAGTAATTTACAACGATTGAAAGCAATTTTAAGGGGTAAACGATGAGAAAACGATTATTGCAACTGGTGCATATTGGGAAAACACAGTTGAAGATGGACGATGAGACTTATCGGAGTCTATTATCTCAACAATTCTACCAAAATTCGGCAAAAAATATAAGCTATTCAGATTTAGTAAAACTGGTCAAAATACTGCAACAAAAAGGCGCGAAAATTCGCTTACCGCGTGATACACCGCAACTTTCAGCCGTTCAGCGGAAATTGTGGGCAGTGTGGAAAGCAGTGGCTGATGAAAGTAGTTCGGCAGCGTTGAATGCGTTTGTGCAGCGCTATTATGCCGAAATTGCGGACTGGCGTGAGCTAGATAGAGAGCAAACAGCAGCTATTATTGAGCAGCTAAAACAGTGGAAAAAACGAGTAGGTAAATAATGATTGATGCCAAATTTGACAATAATGACTTTCAAACCAAAGCCCCCGATTTATTGGCAGATTTGGCGAAATATACGGTAATGGCTGTGCGTGAATGTTACCCTGAAATGGACGCGGAAACCGCAGAAAATATTGGAATGATTGTGGCATTGAAGACGGGGCATAACTGGGGCGGTTTGAATGTGTATGTGCCGAAATCAATGTCGCTTTTCGCCTGTGAGCGTGAAAAGCAAATTTTCAATGAGTTCACCGGCAATAATCACGCCTACCTTGCTAAGAAGTATGGTTTATCTTTGCAATGGATCTACAAAATCGTGAAGCGTGTGCAGAAGGAAGAAATTGCCAAACGGCAATTTGATATGTTCGCTCAATCCTAA